GAGTTGAGTCATACCCTGCATTACCTGAACCAGAGGGGATCGGTTTCAGGACAAATTTAATCGGCGACAAATTCAAAGATAATCGGTGACAAGGAAATGAAATCGGTGACAGAATGTGGCGGCTGATTTTTGGGCGCAGAAATCCTGTGTTATCAGATCTTCTTTTTGAAAATCCGATAACCAGGATCGTTATCTGCTATGTTGCCGGGCTCAGTTTTTTACTGGCCGGTAGTTTGAAATCAAAAGTTCCGTGACTCTTTTCTTTTTGTTTGCGCCTGCTGTTAAGTAGGTTGTCTGTACCTCCTCTATATAGAAGTCTTTGAATATTTGTCTGATATCCGGTTTGTCATTGATGGACATCAGGAACTTTCCTTTAATATCAGCCAGCACAGCTTGGAGCCGTGCGAAATCATCCCTGGAGAATATGCCGTCGCCGTAGTAGTCCTCGCATCCATAATATGGAGGATCTACATAGAAGAATGTTCCTTCCCGGTCGAATCGCTTGATCAATAAATCATAGTTCATGTTTTCAACGTAAACTCGGGACAGTCTGAGATGCACTGCAGAGAGTTCTTCCTCGATGCGCATGAGATTGAAATGTGCTCGGCGCAACGTGGAGATTGAAAAGGACGGGTTTTTGATGCGGCTTGAATAACCGTTCTTTAATAGATAATAAAAGCGCACGGCTTTTTGAATGTCTGTCAGGGTTTCAGGGGTTTCTGCTTTGAAGCGATTGAACTCGTCTCTGGCCACGAGTATCCATCTCAAATAGCGGATGAATTCATCGGGGTGATGTTTGATTACTCTGTATAAGGTGACCAGATCGGTATTGATATCGTTTATGATCTCCACCGGTGATTCTTCCTTTTTAAACAGTAGCCAAGCAGCGCCCGCAAACACCTCGCAATAGCACTGATGATCAGGAATTTTGTTTATTATTTTCGGAACCAATAGAGATTTGCCGCCCATGTACGCCAGAAAACTTTTCATAAATTCCTCCCTTAGAATTTGATTTGAGAGGACGATCCTGCTATAAACCTTTGCTTCCTTGTCCAAGGAAAGCGGATGGTAGCGGGCTCGTCCTGTCCTGGGTGCAACCAGGTTCTAAGGGAGGTGCAACTCCCTGGAATGCCGTCCGCGATTTTATGTCCCCGCAGGATAATCCGGCTTCGACGGCAATTCCGTTGCGGTTGATGATCCTGAGATGATGCCGCGTAACTCGTCACGATATGCCGACCATGTTGACGGAACAGCCACTGCATTTTCGTAACAACGCAAAATCGTGATATCGGAACTGTTAAGAGCTTCCCGAGCCTGGGATTTTAGCGCGCCGGCTTCTGCCTTCGCCTGGAGAGCCGTTGCGTGATCCTGATACGTTTTTTCAACTGCATCCAGGGGCAGCAATTCAGCGGGCGCATTGCCTGGATACCAAATGTTCGTTGATTCCGAATAATACATTTCAGCCATTTTTGTTCCCCTTTTATTATCCTAATTGGTAAACACTGCATGAAACATTAGAAACGTAATACCAACTCGACCCCGGTGGAACAATAGCGAAACCTTGAGCATATCCACCGCCAGATCCAGATTCCGAACCCATGATATGATTCCCGTCCACGTATAATTGGATGTTGTTAAAGTTACCACCCACACTATAAATGGATATGGCGATCGGCTTTGCCCCAGAATTAGTGTATGAAGTTCCGGATGATCTGGATACGGCTGCCCAAGACTGATTATAACCGAGGCAATATGCACCCAAATTACCTTTAAAGACCTGACTCTTTGGAATGCTAATCCAAGTGTTCGTTGCAGTACAGATGTAGACATTATCAGCATCCCACTCGATTTGACCATATGCTCCGGTGGAATTCGCAGCTGCAGGCGGATTGGGACTGATTAAATTTATCCCTGCCATAAACAATCTTTGAAATACATATTGTCCAGATCCGCTATCCCATATAGGTGCGGGAGTCCACGAGGATGCAAAGTTTAGCCCCTCCTGGACCATGCATTCATCAAACAGCCAGACAGATGCACCATCCCTGCTGTTAAACCCGAATTTACTTGAAAGCCCCCAACTGCCCTCAGGAATTACACCAGATACAGTAAATAGCCGCCATTCACCATCTATAGTGTTGTTTAAATCCATAATAAAGTGTTCTGTATATGGAGACTGACCTAATTGTATGACCGCCGCAGCCCCTCCCGCACCGGAAATCTTTTGATAGTAACCTGAGAACGTGTATCTACCGTACCGTCCAAAGTTCCCTATGGAGTTCCAGAACGACTGACCTGCTGCCGAGAATGTAACCTGAGCTGAATAAGGACCAGACGCTGAGGTACTTGATCGCGCACACGTAGCTCCAACTATCTGCCAGCATGAAGGGGGAACGTTGGTGCCCCCCAACCACGCATCACAGCCGCCGTTTGCTAGGAAGTTAGTGAAATTGTGGGGCCATCTAACGACGTTGCCATTTTGCACCTTTGGATAATCGGAGCCTCCAGAGATCCCAAACCATTCGATGACTTCCGGCTGAGAATCGGCAATGGCAACCGTACCCGTACCGGTAAATATCTGATAGTGTCCCGCATCGATGGAGTATGCCGTGAAGGTATGTCCAGTGGTGTTGAGGACGGCACCTTTAGGAAATTTGATCCGAACATTACTTGGAGCAGAGATATTAGCGTCCATAACCCAATTGCCGGGCTTTAAGTACAGGGTGGTGGCATTGCCCCCAACGGCAGTTATAGCTGCGTTTATGGAGGTAGCAGAATAAGAAATTCCGCCTCCATAAGTGGATAATACATCTATTTCTGCTTCCTCAGAGTGCACCAGACACCGTACTGCTTGCAAAATCTGGTCGTAATCCGCTTTGCTGGGGGTTAGTCCGGCACCTTCGATTAATCCAATCAATTCTTCCTGGACGGCGTTAAACCAGTCCTGGCCGGGGGTGGTTGCGGGAATACCTTCATTAAAATCGCCCTGGGTGAAATAGCCTGGCGTTCCGGCTGGTTTATTCTCGGGGAGTTCGGCGACGGCCGTTGTTGTGTCTACTCGATGCATGATGAGTCTCCTCTTAAGATTGAATTACTACGGCAGTGTGGGCCGGTTTCAGGTGATTAAATGTTGTCTCCAGTAATGTTAATGGCGCATTGGCTTCTATGACATTTGCCCGCCAGACAAATCGCGCCTCGGTATCATAAATGGGCTGATCGATCGGGGTCTCGCACGTGTATGGGGTAAACTCGGTAATGGTTATGGTAAAACCGAGTGCGGCGGCCAGATCGATGAAATAGGCTCTGCTCTGTCCTCCGGTTGAAACAAGCTTTCCGTTTGCCGCGCCACGCCTGCCGGGCAGATCCTCTGCCGGGAACTCGATCAGATCAGGCAAAGCCAGAACACGCTCCCAGTCTCCTAAAAGTTCCGTCGCGCGACCGGGATGGGCTTCTGTCAGCAGATTTTCAATGCGTGCATCGATGCGAGCCAGCTCATCTGCCAGAGCGGCTAACGTGTCCGCCATAGCACCTTCCAGCCGGCGCGGGTATGCCTTGCCGGGAGGAAGCAATTGCATCAACACTTGCAAATAATCTGCGGCTGTCATGCCCATGTTATGACCCCCATCGTGCCGATTTCATAATCGGCAATGCTTATATCCGCTATGGGAGCTATCAGGCTGTGGTCTTCTTCGCCGGCCGCCAGAGAAATGGCTTCGTTGATCCGGCTCAGGAGGATTACTCCGTCCGGTTCCGATTCCAGGCTGATGAGATCGGCCAATTCCGCCGCGATCGCCGTTCGTACCGCCTGGGTATCCGGAACAGCAATAATTGTAAAATTGATGGGCTTTGCTGTCGGCGCGTATACGGTAGGAGCGGCTGTGGCCGGTCTACGCTCATTAATATAGGCTTGCACCTCAGCTACTTTTTCAGGAGTTGGTATAATTGTTCCTTCCTGGTTATCGCAGACAAACGTCACGCCTACGGTGCCCAATCCCCATTTCAGCGGAAATGGCCAGGCGCGTGTTACTCCGGAGACTTCCTTTGCCCAGTTTACGTAATCGAACGCCGCACCGCCGTGTGCCGTCTGGCGCACGCGGTCCAGCAATCTGCCACGCAGATCGTCGTCCGACTCGTCATCGAGACCGCCCGTCAAGCCGCCTGTGCCGATTGTTGCGGAGGTCGATACCCCTTCGATGGAGGTCACGAGCGTCAAAGAACTGCCCTCCGCTACGTTTCCATCCGCTCCGGCAACTGATGCGGTAACAGTTCCGGAACCGGAACCGTTTACCAGCGTAACATCCGCATCGACCGTATAAAGGTTGCCGTCCGACCGCTGCCATTCTGTCCCTTCCGGTATAACAGATCCGGATGTACCGGAAAAAGTGACCGGGCCGGAAGCGAATTCCGCAGCCTTTCTGGCGATGTTCCAGATCGATGTCCAGCGCTCCAAATATTCGCTGGAGGCCGTATCATATATGATCTGCTGTGCAATGAAGTCCAGATATCCGTATAACCCATGCACGGCACCGCTTAAGACTGTAGCCAGCGCTCTGGTATTGGCTCGCCGTAATGTCGCGTCCGTACCGGACAAGCGGCTGTTGAAATCGTTTACTGTTCGCTGTATCAGTTCGGCCAAAGTCGGTCGTTGAAACATATCAATTCCCTTTCCAGAAAATTTCAAATCTGTAACGCACAGCCGGCTCGTTGCCTCGCGTCATAGTCACCGTCAGCCCGCGCACACCGTCCCTGACAATCTCTGCCCGGCAATCCATAGATTGCAGCACCCGATCAGTGATCATCCATTGCAGCGCCTCTCGGGCGTATTCCTCGGTCTTGCGGAGCACGTCCGCCATCTGTTTTGAGCGCTCCAGGAGCCACAAACGGGAGCCCCATAAATCATTTTCCGGATCTGCATAGGCATCTGCCCACCAGCCTCGTCGGTCATCATCGGATGGCAAGGAATCATCGGGATGAGCGCGGCGATCGGAAAAAAGTGATAATATGACGGCTGTGAGCAAGCCGTTATCCTGAGCCAGTCCCGGAGCGGCGATATCCCAGGAAAACGACATAGTCATTGGATCGTATGTGACTGCGATATCCATATTATTTTCCTTTTACGACCTCGGTCGCTACCGTTGCCGTGGAGATCTTTTGCACCGGCTTTCCGTCCTGCCCATGCGTGTGATCGTTATAGCTGGCGATAATTCGCTCATCGATGAGGGCACGCAATCCACCGCGATCACCGCCCAGGTTGATATTTGGGCTGTTGACCTGCATGTTTTCTACTGCTTCGATCAGCACCTGATTGCATCCGTAAATATGAATTATTTTTCCACGCTTTAAATGGATAGTCTGTTCCTGGTCATCATAAACGGCCACCTCTCCCTGTTGCAGATCCCGTTTGCGATAGCGCCGGTCCTCTGTTGCGATCGCAATACCATGATCGCGCGAACCGCCTACACAGACGACGATGCATTCAGCGCCTGGCAGGGGATGAGAGGTAAAGCCGTATTCCGCGAATCGTTCCACGCCGTCGCGCGTTTCATCTGCCAGCAGCGAAACCTGCAATTCCTGGACTTTTAGGCTATCCGAAACCAGCCGGATAATGCCCCTGGCGACCGACATTCGTATCATCCTAATATAGGGGGCAATGATGCGCCTGATCTGTTCTACCATTTGAGCGGCTCCTTATCCTTGATAGTGCTGTCTTTTGTCCCGGTAATAACGGTTTTGCCCAGGGCAGACAGGCGCTTCATGTTCGGGAGGTTAATCAGGTCGAAAGCCTCGCGCCGGCTCAATTCCAGTCTTGTTTTGCTGCCGGATTCGTCCAGACTGTAGCAGCATGAGGTAATGAGGAGTTCTGCATCCACACCGATATAGCTGTCCTGGACATGAACCATTCGATTCGGGACCCAGATCGATCCTGGTTTATATTCCCATCCGGCAACCGTATACTGAACCCTGGCAGCCCGGCCCGCTCTGACATTGCGTTCCCAGATAGCGCGATCGCGGTACGTCGATCCGTCAGCAGGATCGGTGTAGACGATCAGGGGCCGATAACGTCCGATCGCATCATCGGTAGCCGTAGCCTTCAATTGAGCATGGTGCTCAGGCTGAGCAAAAATATCTGATCCCGGAGCCTGCCCTTTTACGATGTATTTGCTGAATCGGTCTTTGTGAGAGAAGCATCCGGATGCCGACTCGATGTTCTTTCCTTTGATCAATGGCACGTCAATCCGCGTAGTGGCTGCACGGGTGAGGACCAGCGCTCCTGTACCGTCCGACACAGGAAGTATGCCGCGCATTCTTGCCGCTCGTGAGATCGCTTCAAATGCGCTTTCGCCTTCCTGGAGCGAAAATTTCTGAAACTTTTTACCCGTATCGGCATCCGCCCGGACCGTGATCCCGAAGGGGCTGCAAATATCCTGCGCAATTTTCAGCAGTCCGGCACCGTGCCATTGGCCTGTCTTGTAGATGGCTGAACAGTCAACCAGATCGCCCGTTTTGTCGCGCCCGGTTATCTCAATGCCGTGGCTTTGATGATCGTATTGAGGATTCGCCTCGTCCACATAACCTGTGATCACCACGGTCTTGCCGATTGCAACCGTGCAGGCGTCGCCGGGCAGAATCGGCCATGCTGCATCCTGACCATGCCAGCGATCGGAGATATGTAGTTTAAAGCCGCCTGATATCTGCTCGATGCCGAGATTGATCTCGATGGACTTCCAACCGCCATAGCTCCGGCCATTTACTGTAAGGATTGCATCAGTCACTGAGCACCTCCAGGGAGACGCCGCCAGGAACGAATAGCGGGTTTGCGATATGATTCCTGGCCACGATTTCATCGGCGCGTGTGGCATCACCATAGAGGCGGTGCGCAATGACCAGGGCCGGTTCCGTCCTGGGCGGCGTATACGAAACGATCCGCGCCAGATCGGCACCGCGCGTGTTGATATCGGCGATGACGGCAGCTCTCAAATGAATGAAAGCCGCGTAAATGGTATCGGAGGCCGTAAGGGAAACCGCATCGATTTCATCGATGATGCCATTGCGCACCCGAACCGCGTCATTGTAAGATGCGAAGGAGATGATAGTCGATGTCCTGGCAGCTTCGATAATGGCGCTACGGCGCACCAGGGCGGTCAGGGCGGCCTTGTTTTGCACCTGACGGGTTCTTGATGGGGTCGAATACGTCACATTATCGTACTCGCTGCCATAGCCGAACAACCTGGAATAGGCATCATAGAGTTTCGACGGGATCTGTGAAATTTTCGCCAGATCCCTGATGGTGGCGATGGACGAATTGATCAGATCGAGAGGAGCCAAAGCCAGATTGCGCATGAAATAGATCTGACCGGCAATCGATTTGGCCAGCAACAGGGGAGAATTGACCAGCATGGTTGCCGAGTTTCTGATTGCATCAATATTTTTTAGAAATTTCGGGGTCTCGACGGAGGTCGGAATAGCGGTTCGCAAGGCGTCCAGTTTGTCGCAGATTATCTTTGTCGTATCGACGGCATCGTCAACGACCCGCTGGGCATATCCGGAGCAATCGAACGAGTCCTCGAAATCGCTTTCCTCAGCTTCCGCAGCCGCATCAACTGCGGACTCCACCTTTGCCGTCGTGTCCACCGCGCCCGATGAAGATTTTGTTTCCTCGGCAAGGATTAAGGGGATCGAAAAACGGCACATGCCGCCCTCGCTTGTGGATTCGGAAATGCGAACCTGACCGTTCAGCGCGACCAGCATCGAACCCATTGTCGGATGGACGAGAATACCGGTTCCGGACGTCTCCAGCGCTTTGATCAGGGCATTTCGCTCCGATATGTAATCCTCTCCAATAACAAAGCACTCCAGGGTGAATTCCCGTGGCCGTTTACCGAGATCCTCGATATAGACATCATCGCGTTGCGGGAAATCGTGCCGCGCTGTTTTGCGTCCCACCAGGGTTTCGGCCTGTTTCCATTTAAAGGGCACTCCGCGAAACGTCCCTTTTTCCCAGTCATCGCGCCAGCTCATGGCATCACCAACAATCCTAAATCGGTCGATACATCCAGATCCAAACCGGCCGTACTGCTACGCACTTCCCGCACGGCTATACGTTTGTCCTGCACCTCGATAGCGATTTTGCCGCCGATCTCCGTCTTTTGCGGCTGCTGCTTTGCGGCATCCCTATTCTTTAATAGATCTAGCAGATCAAGCATGGAATGATATTTTCC